CATCACGGAGTGTTCTGCCCCTCACCTTACAATGAGTTAATTTGGAACTGTTAAAAGGAAAGCAAACAGTCGCAAATGTAATATTGGTTCTAGACCAAATGTGGACTTTCTGACCAAATAACTCACCTTTTAAGGGCGTTAAGCCGCCATTGTAGGATGCAGTAAGTATGGAATTTTGCGGCTTTCTGCCATACAGCTTGCAACTGCCAAATACAGCCCTTTGTTTTTTTACAACATTAGGGTAAATCCCTATATTTACTACTTGAAATTCATAAGAAACTGATTGCGTTGTTTAACTAAAGGGGAAATTAAATGCGTGAATATGAATTATTTAGCTTGTATTGTGGCGATACATTAGTTGAAGTCTGGGGTGAAGCCCTGTCTATGGATGACATTACTGACTATCGTGTGGGCGATGTTAGCGTTTTAGAAATGATTTATGCGCTAGACAAAGACGGTAAATTTGAGCAGTCAGTTCACGAAAAAATGTATGAAATCAGGAACTCATAATGGATGACTACATCCGCAGAGTTTTTGAAGGTGAAGCGCCATGCGACAAATGCAAACAGGCTTTTAAATGCGAAGCGGAAGAATTAGCTTGTAGGGCTTTTTCTTTTTATGTCCGCAAAGGCACATTTTCACTTGACACTCCTAGAAATCCAACAAATCACCTATTTAATTTAATTTTTAGAGATGATGATGTTGGCCTTAAAAGTTATTTTAAAGATAAAGGAGGTCAAGGTGACTTGCTTTGAGGGATTTTTATTAAGAAACAACATTGATTTTGAGATTAAAAATCTGTGTTTAGAGTTAAAGCGCAAAGAAATTGAAAAATACAATCCTTTGCATTACGCATTTGGGTATGAATTAGTCAGTAAAGAATGGTTAGATTATGGGGAAAGATATGAATAAACCAGTAGCGTGGATAGACAAAAACACAGGCAAACCTAGAATGGAAGGTTTCATACAAACTGAATACGATATTCCACTCTATACCCATCCAGTAAAAGAACTAACGGATGAGGAAATAAAAGCGGAAATTGGTCGTGTTTCTTCAAGTTATCCGACAGTTGAATCTTTAATGGATTTTGCTAAAGCAATATTAAGAAAGGCACAAGAGAAATGAACGCAAATGAATTAGCCATTGAATTGGAACACTATCTAAAAGGCGAGGAATATGACCGACTTGTTTGGGAGATTCCTGACTTGCTTCGCCAGCTACAAACCGAAAATGAAAAGCTAAAAGCTGAAAACCAATTCTTTAAAGACATTATGACTGATGTGCCAAAACTAATTAAGGCACAAGAGAAATGAGTGAAGGCAATGAAAATCAAAAGCCTGTAACCAATGCCTATCGTGATGCTTGGGATAGGATTTTTAAAGAAAAAGACGGTAGTTTGACTATTAATGTAGAAAAGGGAGAAAAATGTGAGTACGAGGTCATTCGGAATGGTGGGGAAAAGCTACAGAACGACTCAGGAAGCGTTTAAAGACGCTGACTATGCTAACCCCATAGAAATGCCATTAAAGTCTGAAAACGATTATTTAGGGGTTATAGCGGTATGTTTAATTAGCGTAGGGTTTATTGCAGCGCTTTTTATCCATTTTTAGCCATATTTAAGGCTTCCTGTTCTTCTTTGTCGGTACGGGCTAACCAGCCCTTGCCGAACACAGGAAATGTCTTTAATGCTCTGTAATACTCCCTCCTAGCTTCTGAGAATTTAGCGATAAGAGTTGCAGTATTACTGGAGGAAATAAGTTCTCTTGTTCTTGGGCCGATAATTCCGTCAGGTAAGCATCCAACAGATTGTTGAAGCAATTTAACGCTTCTGCCTGGGCCTGCGTTAACCCCAAAGGAAAATACAACAAAGTCGAGTCCCCTAGGTAATACTTCTCCATAACAAGGCCTCCAATACTTTTGTTCATACAAAGGCGCTACTTTTTCAGGGGTAAGGCTACGCATTTCTTTTTCGTCAGCTTCATGTCCAGTATATTCTTGCCAAACACGCTTTGTAACCCCTAAATTGGTCATGCCGCCAGGGTCTGCTGGATTGTTAACAAACCCACCTTCTGACTTTAAAACCAAATCTAAACACTCTTTAAAATTACCCTGCATCGCTTTGCCCTAATTTAATTCCAGCAACTAAACCTACAAATGCACCAACAATCATTTGAAAAGCTGGTGTTACTGCTTTAAATATCTCTGAATTGTCTATGTCGTTAATAAATAAACCTTTAAGCAAAACACTAACCATAGACAACAAAATGATTGCCAATGTAATTGTTGCTATAAGGGTTACCCATAGGGCTACATTTTCTTTATTCATTTAATACCAACCTGTGCATTTATCCAATCTTGTAGGCTTACTAATTGTTGCGTTGTATAGGCGCAAGCAAGTAACTGGTCGGAGGCGCTTTCATTAACTCCTGCGGAGGGGTTGGAAATGGAGGGCAAGTTACCGCTACTGGGCTGGCGCAACCCACCATAATAAGACTTAAGGCTAGACAACTTAGCTTCATACGCATCAGATATTCCTTTATTTACAAGTGCTTGTTGTTTTTGGATAGATTCGTTTTTGGCGATTTGCTGGTCAGCCAACGCTTTAACTTCTGCTTTGTAGGCCACCAAAGCCCTATGCTCATAAGTCCACCCCAAAAGCAGACCAGCCAAAAAAATACCAGCCAAAATTCCGATTCTTGCATAACTAATCATCTATACCCCGAAAGTCTTGGTGAAAATACGAATGTCGCTTGCCATTTTTGCGGTTTAGGCTGGACATTAACATCAACCAACCCCCTAATATTCCACCCCAAATTAACATAAATACAGCGACTAAAACCAATAGGGGCAACAAGAGTAAATTGAAATAATCCATTAGCGTTAACCAAACACCAGCCTTTTTTGGCATTGTCATTGTCCTTAATTGTTGGGTCGCCTTGTACGCAAGTTTCGTATGGTGCATTTAAATAGCGTAATTCAAATGAATAAGCAGGGTTTCGCCATAGCCATTTAACCATGCTCCAATAACTTTTACCGTTAATGCGCTCAAATGTAGCATCGCCATAAAGGCTGTTATCAGGAGTCATAAATATGTTTAACCAAACAGGTAAACGAGGCTCTATGGCTTCATAACGATGATTGTCGCACCATCCCATTTTGGGACTAGCAAATAATGGCAATATG